CCACCACAAGCAATAGGATTAACAGATGAATTGGTACAATATAATGATGGAACTGTAATTGTAAAATTAGTAATATCATTAACTGCCGCAACAGATAACTTTACAGAACTATATGAAATAGAAATAAAACAAGATACTGATGCTAATGGTACAGCATTAAGTCCTGCTGATACTTTTAAAGAAATTGGTAGGGGTTCTAGAACTAAATATGAGTTTTTGAATGTAATTGATAAAGCTACTTATTCTGTTCGTGCTAGAGGTGTAAATATTTATGGAGTTAATTCTACTTCAATAACTGCAAGTAGAACTATTATAGGACAAATAGCACCACCATCAGATGTGGAAAACTTTGCTTGTAATATAGTTGGTAAAGAGGCTCATTTAAGTTTTGATCCTGTTCCTGATTTAGATTTATCTCACTATAGAATTAATTATAGTCCAGTTACAATTAATGCTGAATGGCAAAACTCAATTGTATTAGTAAAGAAACTTTCAAGACCTGGTACTTCGATTGTAGTTCCAGCAAGAACAGGTACATATTTAATTAAAGCAGTAGATAAACTTGGTAACGTATCTATTAATGCAAGTAGTGTAGTAACACAAATAACAACAATAGGTGATTTTACAGATTTAATTACTAATAATCAAAATCCTAATTTTACAGGAACAACAAGTGATACTGTAATAACTTTTTTAGAAAATAATTCAAAAGCAATTATTTTAAAAGGTAATCAACTTTTTGATGATGTTTCAGGTAATTTTGATTCTATTACACAAACTTTGTTTGATGGTGGAGAAAATGCTACAGTTAAATCATCAGGTACTTATGCTTTTTCAGATACTATAGATGCTGGTGCAATTTTAACAACTCAAATTACAGCTACATTAGAACAACAGGTAACAGATAGGGCTAGAATTTTTGATTTTGTAACAGGTAATTTTGATGATCAACCATCTAACTTTGATGGTGATGCTAATACTCAATGTTCTTCTGAACTTCAAATCTCTGTTTCTAATGATAATTCAACTTTCTCTGAATTTCAAGATTTTATCATTGGTGATTATACAGGTAGGTTTTTTAAATTTAGAGTATTACTATTATCAAATAATGGAACAGCAACACCTATAGTAACAGCAGTTGGTGTGGTTTTAAGATTAGAGTCTTTTATAAACTCTCAAAATGATTTAGCATCAGGCACAGGTACAAAATCAGTAACTTATCCTAAAGCATTTAGATTATTAAATAATATTGCTATAACCTTGTCTGTTCAAAATATGGCATCAGGGGATAAATATGCAATAACAAGTAAATCAATAACTGGATTTAATATTGCTTTTCAAAATAGTGGTGGATCAGGAGTATCAAGAACTTTTGATTACCAAGCAAAAGGTGTATAATATATTGTTGATTATTTAATGAACATATGATAAACGAACCAAAAGGATTAATATAAAATTATGGCAAACCACGACTATGTAATAGCGAATCAGGGCTTTCCCTCTTTCAGAGCAGATTTAAATAATGTACTTCAAGCAGTAGTTTCTAATAACTCTAGTGCCTCTGAACCTAGTACAAAATATGCTTATCAGATGTGGTATGAAACAGATACTAATAAATGGAATATGCGTAATGCTGCAAATGATGCTTGGATTCATTTAGCTACATTTAATCAAACTGATGATACAGTAAATTTTATAGATTCAACTGGAGGAGTTGCAGGTATATCAACATCAGCAAGTGCTACTGTTATAACTTTATCAAATGGTGTTGTTGCTCTTAATCCAGCAGGATTTGTTTCGGTTGGTGGTGCGGCAACTCAATCAGGAGAAATAAGATTTTTAGAAGATACAGATAATGGAGCAAATTATATAGCACTTAAACCTGCGGCATCTATTTCATCAAACTCTACTTTAACACTTCCAGAAGCAACTGATACATTAATTGGAAAAGCAACAACAGATACTCTTACAAACAAAACTTTAACTTCACCAAAAATAAATGAAAATGTAGCTGTAACTTCTACTGCAACAGAATTAAATAAATTAGACGCAGTAAGTAGAGGAAGTATTATTTATGGAAATGCAAGTGCGGCAACAGCAATTTTAACTAAAGGTGGTGCAAATACAGTATTAACATCTGATGGAACAGATATATCTTGGGCGGCCGCTGGAGGTAGAACTGGTTCAGTATCTTGGGATACAACAGTTAAGACATCAGGTTTTACAGGAGCCAATGGTGTAGGATATTTTTGTAATACAGCAGGTGGAGCATTTACTTTAACACTTCCTAGTTCACCGAGTGCTGGAGATATTGTAGGTTTAAAAGATTACAATGGAAATTTTGCAACTGCTAATTTAACAATTGGTAGAGGTGGATCTAAAATTAATGGTGAAAATGCTGCAGATGTTAAAATTGCTACAGCAGGTGCTTCAATATTTTTAGTTTTTGTAGATAGTACACAAGGGTGGGTTGCAACACAAGATGATGAATCAGTTTTTGCAGGACAGGCTTTTGTAGTTGCTTCAGGAGGTACAATAACAACTTCTGGTAATGATAAAATTCATACATTTACAGGTCCAGGAACATTTACAGTAAATTCTGCGGCTTCAAGTGCATCAAACAATATAGTTTCTTATATGGTTGTTGCAGGTGGTGGTGGTTCAGTTAATGATAGAGGAGGTGCTGGAGGTGCTGGAGGATTTAGAGAACTTAAATCTCCTGCAACATCATATACAGCTAGTCCTTTAGATGGTTATCCATCTTCACCTAACAGAATTACGGTATCAGCACAAGGTTATCCAATTACAGTAGGTGGTGGTGGAACTGGAGATAGTTCTTCTCCTTTTACAAATGGAGGATCAGGTTCTAATTCAGTTTTTTCAAGTATAACAAGTGCTGGTGGTGGAGGTGGTGGTAGAACACCAGTATCTGGTCAACCAGGAGGATCTGGTGGTGGTGGTGGGTGTGCCGCTGGTGGAGGAAATACCCCTCCTACTAGTCCTTCTCAAGGTAATAATGGTGGAACAGCTTCTACTACTCCATTAGTAGGAAACGGTGGTGGTGGGGGTGCAACTGCTGGTGGAGGAAATGGATCTGGCTGTACTGCTGGAGCAGGTGGTGCAGGTGCAACAACTTCAATTAATGGAACTCCAACAGCTTTTGCTGGTGGAGGTGGTGGTGGGTCTGATGGTGGAGGATATGCATCAGGTGGTGTAGGTGGTGGTGGTGATGGTGGTGGTGGACCATATCCAGGAAGTTCAGTAGCAGCACAAAATGGAACTACTAATACAGGTGGTGGTGCAGGTGGAGCAAATGGTGGTGGACCAAGTGGAGTAGCTAAAGATGGTGGTTCAGGTATAGTAATAATAAGGTACAAATTTCAATAGGATATAATTATGGCACATTTTGCAAAAATAGGAATGAATGGTAAAGTTATTCAAGTATTAACACTTAATAACAAAAATATGTTAAATGCTGATGGAGTAGAAGATGAAACAGTTGGACAACAATATTTAGAAACCAATAATAATTGGCCTACACAAATGTGGATTCAAACATCTTACAATACGTCTGGTGGCGTTCACAAAAATGGTGGTACAGCATTTAGAGGAAACTATGCAGGACTAGGTTATACTTGGGACGAAGATAATAATATTTTCTGGTCTAAACAACCTTATGCTAGTTGGGTAAAAGATATTACAACAGCAACTTGGAAATCACCGATAGGAGATGCTTCAAATTTAACTGCAACTAAATCTGCTCAAAATGAAGCTGAAACTCATAGTTGGTCTTACGTTTGGAATGAAGCTAATACAACTTGGGACTTGACAGACGATTTAGCATAAATTAAAAAGGGTGGTGGTATGTGGAAGAAAGTATTAACAGAACAAAGTTTATTCTATGGCGATATTAATATGCCAAAAGGTTTTGAGATAGACCAAGAAAAACTTACCAACGATATTTTACAATCAACTTTTAACTCTAAAGATTTTCCATTCTCAAGAACTTGGGATATGTTAAATACTTATATGAGAGATCATATTAGTCTTGAGTATGATATTAATTTAGTTAATAAATCAACGTGGGGAAATATCTATAAACCTGCGAAAACAACAATTCCTTTATTAAATATTGATCCAGTTAACCTAATAAACTCTCCAGATTTTACAATGCTTTATGGTGTTAAGGTTAAAGATTGTAATGTTAGAATACATTATGAAGATAACAGACGTAAAGGTAGAAGTTGGGATATAGAACTTAAAAATAATCAGTTCTTAATGTTTCCTTCAACTAATATGTATTACATAACTAATAATCAGAAAGATAGTTTGAATTTTGTACAAACTATAACTTATGAATATATCTAATTATTATTGGCATTTTCCATCAGCACTTACACCAAAGTTTTGTGATGATGTAATAGCTTATGCTAATCAAAAAGAAGAAGTTATGGCTAGAACAGGTGACTATGGTGATAAAAAATTAAACAAAGATCAAGTTATAAATATGCAAAGAAAAAGAAAATCAGATTTAGTTTGGTTAGATGATACTTGGATATATAAAGAACTACACCCATATGTTCATATGGCTAACAAAAATGCTGGTTGGAATTTTGATTGGGAAAGAAGTGAATCTTGTCAATTTACAAAATATAAACACAATCAATATTATGATTGGCACTGTGATAGTTGGAATAAACCTTATGATACACCTAACAATCCTGAACATGGTAAAATTAGAAAGCTATCTATGACTTGTCAGCTAACAGATGGTTCAGAATATCAAGGTGGAGAATTAGAGTTTGATTTTAGAAACTACGATCCTCATATGAGAGAAGAAGCTAAACATTTAAAACAAGCAAAAGAGATACTGCCTAAAGGATCTATTATTGTTTTTCCATCATTTTTATGGCATAGAGTTAAACCAGTAACATCAGGAACAAGATATAGTCTTGTTGTTTGGCATTTAGGAAAGCCATTCAGATAATATGTATATAAATAATTATTTTAACACAACTATTTGGTCTGAACAAAAACTAGAGTTTATAAAATCTTTAACTAAAGCATCTAACAAATATATTAAAGATGCTAAAAACGTTCCAGAAGCTAAAGCACATATAAAAAAGTTTGGTGACTTTGGAAGATCATATCATTCAACACCTCTTACAGCAGACAATGATTTTTTAGATTTTAGAAACTATATAGGAGAAAAGTCTTGGGAATACTTAGAT